TATTTATCCACACTTAAAATGCAATCTGACGAGGGTTGGATCCGTGACAACCGCCGTTCCTGGCAGCACATCACGCGGAGTGTCCCCACACATCCAACGCGCCCTTCTCTCAGAAACACATAATAAATGGATAGGAAAGTAGCAAGCTATGGAGTTAAGTGTTAGCAAACGTCAGGCCTTCCACCATAACACAATCATGTACCCACAGACTCCCTAAGGAAGCCATGCTCGCAGGCGCACCTTCCACGGCCATATACAGACAAGTCTGCATACTGCGACTGACGGCATTGACATCAGTCAAGTCGACAGTTCCATTCACATCAAACATCTTGCGACGGGTATTCATGGGCACAGCAATATCAGTCTCCTGCCAAACAGGAAAACTAATAACTGATCCAAGTCCCTTAACAAAAGCTGTGCGAACCGCAACGTCAGCAATCCCCTGCCACTGAACCTGCAATTCTGGATTATCAGAAAAGCCGATATAAACCCTACCGTTGGTGGTCGTGCCTACAGCGGGTTCCCAGCGAGCCCTGGTGGGCGGGCTGAATTTCGCCGCACTGTAGAAATTGACAACGGCGGGGCCAGATGGTGCGGAAATGTTGCCGTTGTACCCTGGAATGTAAAGCCTAGCGAAAGAATTGACTCCAGATGCATTAGTGCCAAAATTACTGCACAAAGATGAGTAATTGATACAAGATGCATCCGAGTTCATGGGTAAAATGCTGGGTTGGGTGTTACGCCGTCTGCGTACTATTGTCTGTGGTTGTTTAGGTCTCCGGTTGTTAACCATGTTGCCAATGGGTTTATCTTCTGATCTAGAACTTTGACGTCGGGGAACATCATGGGGTGAACCTCTGTGCCAAAACTCAGGCTGGAATAATGTTCCTCAAGGGCTTCCTGCATGTCCGGAAGTATACCAAATGCCTTGTAAAAGGACACCCGGCATTCAGCCGAAACTTTGCAAGACTTAACCCCCTTGGCCATGTAGCCCAATCCTGAATCACGCACAGCAGCGTCCACCCCGTTTTCCTTCCTGCGACCGCCGAGTTCTACCAAACGGTTGTACCAGGCAGACCATACGGGAACTCCACCAGTCAAGCTAGCACCGCATGAACCAATGGCACCAGCCCAGGCGCGGATGTGAACAGGGGTATCCCAACCCACCAGAGAAACGCAATCCTTGGACATCGCTGTCCGAGGATCACGAACCATTCGCCACCCGTTGGCAGTGAAGACAGGCTGTGCCTGACAAAACTCCACATGCTCCAACGTGTAAACGGGTGGCTCTCTAGTGAGCGTGAACCCAAAGTCCAAAAACCACTTGCCAATTGCATCAAACCGTGCAAGATCTTCCTTTTCTGCAAACAAAACGCAATCATCACCATTGTTAACAAGGCGGTAATTGATGTTGTAATGCTCACAGTAAGAAATAACCATGCAAGACATAAGAATGCAGTTGCCAAGCCCTGTGTTGATGTCACCACTCATACGACACCCCTCAACTGTGTAGTCTACCCGATGTCCAGCAATCCTGGCAATACCCCGGTTCTTGAGCTGCCATTTGAGTAGCTTCGCTAACTCCTTCGAACCGAAGACTGAATTGTAAAAACTGTGCTCGAATTCCAGTGCCATTTTAGACACATGTTGGTCGAACCGTTTTGCATCCAGTCCCACGGCCACAGGGTTGCGGAAGCGACTCCAATGACTAGCCAACAACTCTCCCGTCTCAGAAGCATTCATACCTTTTGACACCACAGCATAACCGAAGACTCTTTTAAAACCAGCAAACATCTCCTTCTCGAACAACTTGAGGTAGCGACCAACCTCAAGATTGTAGCGAGAAGACCTGGGCTGAATAACTCGTGGCGCCGGGTCTCCTTTCTTTTGAAAGTTGACCTTTTCAGCCTTGACAAACGTATTAACCCACGCGTCCTTGAGATTGACACCACTAGCTTTTAATGATTCCCAAGCGCGCTGGTACACACCCCTCTTGCGCCCAGTGTACAAATCGGCGTAATCACACCGATCGACAATGGGGGTCGGACGAAGTTTGTGTAACAAACGCTCACGTAATCCACTTAAGCGTAGGTTGAATATATTGTCCTTGGGCTTAGGTGGGCACTCCAACCCACTACCGTTGTCAACGTAAAACACGCGTTCAACGATCCCACGAGCCAAATTTACTAAACTATTAGAATGCACACCATAACGGACTCCAGCTCCAAAGCCCGCCATAATACGCACACTACGGGCCCTAAAGGCCCTCGTCCCGGCTTCGATTTCCCGGATGCGCAAGCATCCTTCACCCGTCCTGTCTACAGACGTGGTTACTCCGGGAATCTCAGCCGGGCACCCCTATTTAAATGACTCCGCCTTGGCGCGGCGATCCCGCACCTTCCGCATCCCAGCCTGTTCTGCTGCCAAAACAGCTTCCTTGACTGGGAGCAAGCACAGCTCAACACACATTGGAGCCATACGCACAATGTCGACCGTACGCCATTTCTCGGTCCTCATAAATCCACGCACGAAATCATCGGCTATAATACGGTTCGCTTTGTTGTATTTCAGCTCCCCGAATTTCGCCTTAAACTCGTACGCAACCCGGCGCTGTCCATGGCTAGACACCCCTGCTCCATCCCAGTCCGTACCCAGGTCAACCTCGCGAACGAGGGCCCCTCCCTGGGTGGACGTGATCAGCAGGTACATGCGAAGCCCGAAAATGAGTCCCAAGACAATGAGCGTACACAATAAGACCAACAAAAATACAAGAAGTTCGGCATCATCAGCAACCAACTTCATAATGGGCGATAAACGTG